TATAAAATTATGGGGGGAGAGAAAAATGAATGAAAAATTAAAACCGTGTCCGTTTTGTGGTGGCAAGGCAAATGTGGGGTTAGATGACTTTAATAATAAATATCTGGTTATGTGTAAGTGTGGTGTGATGATGGGAATATCGCTCGAAATTGGCGTAGAAATAATAAATGGTTGGACTGCTGAATTTGAATCAGTTGAATTAGCGGTCGAGAATTGGAACAGGAGGGCTGAAAATGCCGAAGTATAAAATTTTTGTGGAAGAAACCGTTAAATTAAAACATTTAATTACCGTTGAGTGCGATGAAGATATCATAGAATATATTCCTGATCCTGATGATTTTACAGAAGATATTAGCGATTATGCATACAACATGCTAGATGATATTGACGGCTTAACTGTTTTGTCTGTTGAAGAAGAAATAACAGACTATTATGACTCCGATCATTTTGAACTAGACGATATCATTCTATGTAAAGAGGACGATTAAACGCTGAAAACACCGTCTAGAATGCGATGTAATCAATTTTGAATGTGTTATAATAAATTTACAGGGTTAAAATCAAAACGCCTAAAAACGGGCATAGAATTGAAATATGGAGGTAATGAAAGTGGAAACTAGAGAACAAATATTACGGCGGGATTTTTCTGATGAATTTATTGCAAAAATGAAAAATGCTATTGAGGTGTCCCATTATAAATATGGATGGTGTTCTCAAAATTATCCGGAATTAGCCCAAGCTTACAAAAGTATAAAAAGACGTTTAGAGCTGTATGAGGAAACCCATAACACCGAATATCTTGTAGACGTAGCAAATTTTGCCATGATAGAGTACAAATATCCGTCATTTACTAACGCAAAATATATGCCTACTGACAGCGATAAATCACCAGGATTAACTGATGGTATTTCATACAAAGAGCTTATGGAGGATTAAAAAATGAAAAATAATATCTTTATAAAATGTCAGCATCAGGCACTGACGAGCGACCATGCAGGGGTGTTAAGATTAGACGACGGCAGGGTATTATTAACGGCAGACGGATTTGCGGCGGTCGTGATACCGCAGGAGGATCTCATGCTTGATGTAAGTCGATTTGGAGGCTTGTCAAAAAGAGTTTTAGACGGTATGGACAAAGTGCCAGAGTTAAAGCTGACTTGCGATTGCAGATATATAACCCCGAAAATAATAATAAGAGAGTTGCAGTCTGATTCCGGAAAATCCGTATATGTAAACGATAAATACATAAAATTTTTCGGTACCGGGGTAAGTTACAAAGGAGACGAACGGAGAGTTTTTGTCTTTGAAAAAGATAGCAATAAATTAATCGGATTAATATTGCCGATCCACCTAAAGGAGGATTAAAGTGAAATCAAGAGTAAGAACGTATTCCAAAAAGGAAATAGGATGGCTATGTGGGGAGGCTATGCCCGAAATAGACAGGTGCATAAACGCAAATGGGCTAGTTTTTTTGATAGCTGTATCAAGGCATACAGGCTGGAAACAAAAGCGCATGGAGGATTTTATAAAAACGCTAAATGAAACCATGGACGAATATCATCAGCACACTATTGATGACGTGTTTGACTGTATGGCGGAACGGGAATTGAAAGAAATAGGTCTGAGCATGAATCAGGTGCTGCCGGAATCACTGCCATTTATGCAGCAGCTAAGAAAATCTAAACTTGCGAAAAAGCCAAATGTTAACGTTACCGAAGCTAAAAAGCTACACGAAGAAATGATAGGGTTCCATGAGTATTTTAAAGCAAAGGAGGATTAAAATGTCAGCACAAACATATGTAATCTATGACAAATACAACGGGCATATAGTTTGTGACATCAAGGATAATTACAGGATTTTTGACAACGCAGTTAAGGCAGAACAGTACATACGGGATAAGAATTTGAATCAAATTGATTTCGTGGTTGAGAGGAGTGACAAGTTTGACTGCTAAGGAATATCTAAGTCAAGGATTTTATTTGGACAAGGAAATCAATGAAAAAATACTTGAAATTGAGAAATTAGTATCAGATATGTGCAGATGCACTCAACAATTTTCAGATATGCCGCCAGATGAGCATAATGATAACAGTGCGGAACTAAAAATGGCGAATTACATTGATAAACACAATGAATTAGAAAATGAAATTAATGACGAAATAGATCAGCTAGACAGAATTAAATCTGAAATACGCAAGCGTATTCTCAAAGTAAAAAATCCTAAATGCCGTTTGGTTTTGCTGAAGCGATATTGGAGATTTTTGAAGTGGGAACAGATTCAGGAAGAGATGGGGTATGAAGACTCGAAGAGTGTTTATCGTGTGCACATCAAAGCAATAAAAGAATTTATAAAAATTAATGGAAATAATTTTTGATGGACATTGAATACCACCATAGTTCTGTGATATTATGTATACATAGAAATAGGGCGAAAGCAGCACCGCCCTGTTTCTAACCTCTCTTCTACATTGTTTTATTCCTTGATTTACAGCCGTCCGGATCATGACGGCTGTTATGCAGTCAATAGTTTCGGTCGGTGCAACTCCGATAGGCTGCGCCAATATATTTTTTAGCTCTGCATCAGCAGGGCTTTTTTCATGACTAAATTTATTATGGTAGGTGGTGATTTTGAATAATGAAAACTTAATACCGCTATCTAAGCGAACAAAGAGCGAACAAAGAGAAATCCAGTCAAAAGGCGGTAAAGCCTCCGGAATATCAAGAAGTTTTAAGAGTGCGTTAAAAAAGAAATTCAAGGAAAATCCAGAGCTTTACGACGGGCTGATTGATATGCTGACAGATGAGGCATTGACTGGAAGAAACCTTAAAGCGGCAGATATGCTGATTGACCTTATGGGCGAATCCGTTCAGCGTGAAAACCATGCTTTGAAGCGTAAAGAATTAAAATTAAAGGAAGATGCTGTTAAAGGCGTTCCGGAAAAATCAGAAGAACCTACGTTATATAAAGCCTTGGAGGACGATACAAAATGACCTTTAAAAAATTATCTCCTAAACAAAAAACCGTTTTCAAATGGTGCTATAAGGACGATTATAAGGCGATTATTTGTGATGGTGCAGTGCGTTCGGGTAAAACCATTTGCATGATTACATCATTTATTTTATGGGCTATGAGACGCTTTGACGGCGCAACATTCGGTATATGCGGTAAAACTGTACGTTCGGCAGAACGTAATATTATTATGCCCTTGCAATCAATAGTTGATATTACACATTATTTCAAAGTTACTTATACCCGTTCCGTCAATCTGCTGACTGTTGAGGGTATGGGGAAGAAAAATTATTTTTATGTTTTTGGCGGTAAGGACGAATCGTCTTACATGCTGATTCAAGGCATCACGTTAAGCGGCGTATTTTTTGACGAGGTGGCATTAATGCCGCGTTCATTTGTTGAACAGGCAATAACCCGTACCCTATCAGTTGAACAAGCTAAATTATGGTTCAACTGCAATCCGGACAATCAATTCCATTGGTTTTATACCGAATGGATTCAGAAGGCTGACGAAAAAAATGCATTGCATTTGCACTTTCTTATGTCAGATAATCCTATTCTCTCCCCTGCACAATTGGAATCTGCTGAAAAACAATTTACAGGAGTGTTTCATGACAGATATATTAAGGGACTGTGGGTATCAGCGGAGGGGGTTATTTACAAGCAGTTTGCAGACAATCCGGAGGAATTTATTATTGATAATCCCCCGGATGATATCATGTACTGCAATATCGGCTTTGACTTTGGCGGCAACGGTTCCGCTCATGCCGGAATATGTACCGGATTTTCAACAGCTTTGCAAAAAGTGATAATACTTGAAGAATATTACCGCAAAGAGGTTATAACGCCTGTTCAGCTTTATGAAGACATCATTAATTTTATACGCAGATGTCAGAGTAAATACAATGTTTATGATATTTATTTTGACAGTGCAGAAACGACACTCATAAAGGGCATTAAATCTGAACTAATTAAAAAACAAATACCGATAAATCCGCACAATGCCAGAAAATCTGAAATACTTGGAAGAATTCGCTTTACCAATCAGATTATGGCGCAAAACAGATTTTTTATTATGAATAATTGTAAGTACATCATACAAGCTTTTCAGTCGGCTGTATGGGATTCAAAAAAGATTGATGATGTCCGTCTTGACGATGGAAATTTCAACATTGACAGCCTTGATGCATTTGAATACAGCGTTGAACCGCTGATGAATGATATTATAGAGATTGGAGGATTAAATGTCTGATGAATATTTTACAAGACGCTAAACAAGCATTTCCGAATCTGGAAATTCTGAATCTTACAGATAATTACAAGGATATGGGACTGCACAAACATATATTTCAAAATAATCCCCCATGGCGGCGCACAAGAGCTTCCGGACTATACGCTAAAGGATTTCGTAACAGAAAGCTTCTGAATGCAGCTAAAGTTATATGTGATGAATTTTCAGCTATGACATTTTCGGAACAGGTTGAAATAACTCTTGACAATGAAGCGTATCAGGAATACATAAATGGTGTACTGAATAAAACTGGATTTTGGCGCAAGTTTCCTGAGATTTTGTCTTATGCCTATGCAATGGGCGGTTGTGCATTAAAAATTTATGCTGATAATTCAAAACCAATGATTGACTATGCACAGGCTGAACATTTTCTACCTGTAGGTTGGACAGGCGATACTGTAACTGAATGCATATTCCGCACAACTTCTTATAAAAACGGTAATTATTATACCCTTATGGAAAAACACGGGACTAATAAAAAAGGCATTACTGTAATTGAAAATTCAGCATACAAAAGCAGCATAAAGGACAGCCTTGGGACAAAATGCGCTGTTTCTGAAATGTTTCCGTCTCTTACCGATTACATTACTTATGATAATATACAGATTCCTATGTTTTGCTATTTCAAGCCCTGTGTATCAAACAACATCGAAACGGATTCCCCTCTTGGCTTATCGGTTTTTGCCAATGCTGTTGATACTCTTGAAACGCTTGATATTGCGTTTGATAGTTTCAGCCGTGAATTTATCTTGGGCAAAAAACGAATTATTGTTCCGGCTCAATGTATAAGAACTGTTGTCGACCCATTGACAAACAGTATGCGCCGCTATTTTGATGCAGATGATGAAGCATTTATAGCTTTAAAAACAGAAGAAAATGAAACGCTGAAAATTACTGATAATACAACTGAACTGCGTATCGAAGAACATGTATCCGCTATTAACGCTCTGCTTAATATTCTTTGTTTTCAGATCGGATTGTCCGCCGGTTCATTTTCGTTTGATTCAGTACAGGGCATGAAAACTGCCACCGAAGTTATTTCACAGGACAGTAAAACGGCAAGAACTATTAAATCCAATAAAAATATAATTACCGAAATGCTTGAACAGCTTGTACACAGTCTTATTGCATTAGGTACGGCTCTTGATCTTATTCCTGTAAAGGAATATGCTGTTACTGTAGGTTGGCAGGATAACATTATTATTGATGATAATACTTTGATTGACAACAATATAAAACTTACGCAAGCAGGCTTAAAATCAAAATTGAATGCTATTATGGAGGTTCAAAAATGTGACGAAGAAACTGCGCAGCAGGAACTTGACCGTATTTCAAAAGAACAGTCGGTAACGGGAATTGATATTGACGATTTTCTGAATGGCGGTGAAAACAATGACAAAACTGGAGATGATGCGGCTCAGTCAAAGTCTGAGTGATTTATACACAGGACTTGAAACCGATCTTATTGCTAATATCGCCGAATATTTAGCTGCCGGAAATATTGACAGTCCTACAGCACAGTGGAAAATACAGATGCTTGCACAGCTTGGAGCGCTAGACAAATCAAACATAAAAGTTATTACAGAATATGCGGGAATCGCTCCGGATATGCTGACAGAAGTTCTTGAAACCGCCGCACTTTCTGCTGTTGAGGAACTTGAACCCGGTTTTCAGAAGCTTGCAAGGAACGGTATTATAAACGGTACGGAAGTACCAATTGAAAAAACCATGGCAAGAGCGCTTACCTCTTATCAAAAACAAGCAAAACAGTCTCTTAACATGGTTAATACTGTTATGCGGTATAAAGCATCAGCAGCACAGAAAATTATCAATGATACTGCTGAACTTGCCGAAAAGCAATCTTTTATTAATACGCTTAATAAAGCGACCGGAAAGGTTGTAACAGGTGCAGAAAGCAGACAGGCAGCTATGAGGCAATGTATCAAAGAAATGTCTGAAAAAGGCATTCCAGCATTTGTGGATAAGCTAGGAAGAGAATGGTCTCCAGAAGCTTACATAAACATGGATATTCGTACAACAGCAAATAATGTTGCCCATCAGGCACAGTTTGACCGTATGGAGGATTACGGGGTTGATTTGATTGAAGTATCAAGTCATGCCGGAGCACGTCCTAAATGTGCAGAAGATCAGGGTAAAATATTCAACCGTAAGAACAAAGACGGTTATACAATCGACCTGCATGGCAGAAAAATAAAATATTATTCATGGAAAAAATCAAGCTATGGAGAACCGAACGGAATTCTTGGTATTAACTGCGGACACCATATTTATCCTTTTATTCCGGGCATTTCTTATCAAAAATATTTTCCGTATGACGAATACGACAATCAGGAACAGTACAAAAAAGTACAAGGGCAGAGAGAGCTTGAAAGGCGTGTGAGAAAATCAAAACGTGAATGCATATCGCTTGAATCTGTCGGCGATACTGAGGGACTGAAAAAAGCTAAAGAAACGCTTAAAACACGGCAGCAAGCACTTAAACAATATTGTACCGATAATGATTTGAAATATAAGCCCGACAGAACAGCGGTAGTTAATTATAAAAAGTCTGTTGCCGGATTTACCACATCTGATAAGAAAAAGCGTATTGCGGAAATCAAGGCGAAATCTGTTGACAAATCAGGTGGAAGTGCTGCTATACCAAAGGTTTTAAAGTCTGAATTTGT